TGACTTGTAGAACGTATATCATTAAAGGCTTTTTGTTTTTTTCTTAAATTTGCAGGAGTGCCAAAGTTTCTTGGTCTATAGCATAAATAAACGACAGACCTGATTTTGGGGTTTTTTCTTCCTTTTCTTGATTCAACACCACAATGAATAGTTCTTGAATCCCAGAAAACTAAACTGCCTTTTGGGCATTTTATAAATTTTTTAACACAATTATGGTCAATATAGAATTGTTCCTGTTGTCTTGTAAGCTTGTACCAATCTCCTGGAGTTTGAGAATCGGGAAATGTTTCTGCGAATTTTTTATGTAATTTGTGACTTCCTTCGTAAAAGGTTAAAGTAGCATCGTTATTTTCAACATCATTTCCAGTAACCCAACTTTGAATGCATTCTAATTCATTTCTTTTATAACTTTGGTCAGTATGGTACCATGTATTGCCTCTGAAGTATCCTCTTTTGGTAACTTCGTGGGGAAGGTGAAAGCTAAATCCATCAAAGCTAACTAATAGGTCTTCTTGTGGGCATTCCCAATAATGAGCGAAAATATCAACAATTTTGGGATTTTGTCTCAAATCCCATGTAACTTGGCTATGTCCAACCCCCCAATGTTGAATGAGCATAGAATGATTAGGATATAACTTCCAAAATTCTTTCCATGTTTTATCATTATTTCTGTCAATAGGTACTTGCCAATCTTGTGTAATATGTTCGAAGAAGTTCCATTGTCCAGAGACCATATCTCGACATTCGTTTTCGTTCAATACATTTGGTATAATAGCAACACCATATTTATTTAATGTATCTTTTAATGTTTCTTTAGAGCAACGATATCGTTTATATAGATAATCCATACTTATATATTAAAATACAATATGAGAATAAAAATCAATTTTATAAAAATATGACAATTATATATATATGCCAGCAGTAAGAAAAACAAGAAAGAAAAAATTAATAAATAAGACTCAAAAAAAGGGAGAAATAAATTATAATTCATCAATGAAAAGAACAAAAGGTGGTCCGGCAAAAATTAAAGTAAATAAACACATACAATATCCTTTTAGTTATAAGGGTAAAGATGGAACAAAAAAATTTAAGGGACATTTTGTATTAATGAAAAATGAGGTAAAAGAAAGTCCAAACAATTGGTGTTGGAATGATAAAAATATAGAGAATATGAGTGAGATAGTAAATGATTATAATTTGGTGGAGACAACAACAGGAGATGGTAAAAAAAATTTTTGTTGTCCAATAAATGATGAAGGATTATCAAAAATTCCATATCGTGGTGTGTGTGAAGAGCCAATAATATATGAGAAACCACCACCGGGAAGTAAATCAAGTTTATGTCCTGGTGGGTCAGGAAATAATGCGATAGGAGATCCTTATTGCTGTGATAAAAACCAGCTTTATGATTTAACAGAAATGAAGTGTAGAACGAATAATTTAGGAGATAAAGGAAAAGAGAGAGTAACAAAAGGAATAATAAAAGTAGGTAAATTAGCAAGAAAGCAAGGAGTGATAGCAGGGGCAGGGGGAGCTTGTTTGGCAAGTTTAATATGTGCAATAGCAGTTCCAGTAATAATGCTTTTAGCAGGAGGTATGAAATTTTATATGATAAAAAAAACATTTCAAAAAAATAATAGATTATTAGAAGATTTACAACAAAGTAGTAATAAAACAATGAGTGATTTGCAGAGAATAGAAATGAATAAAAATAATAAATATACGGAAACGCAAGTAAGTCAGGCGAGAAGATTATTGATGGCATTAAGTGATATAAGAAAGAAATTTCAACCAGTAATAAAGGAAAAACAAGCGGTAGGTGTAATGTTATCAGGAGAAGAAGGACATGTGTATATACCAACGGGTAGAGTATTACAAATGATAACAGAAAATATAGATGGTAAGGAGATAAAGACAGCAAGAATAAGTTATAATTTATCACCACCAAGTTTAAAAGCAGCAAAAGGAAAAACAAAAAAGAAATTAGGGAATCGTATAGCAAATTATACAATAACATTAAATTTAATTTTAGATTTAGATTTAAATCCCTCAGATGAAATAAAAAATATAAGAGAGGCTGCAAAAAAAGAAAATAGATCTTTAACGGATGAAGAATATCAAGAAATGTTTTCAAAATTAGATAATTTAGTAAGAAATAAAAAAATAAGAACAACAAAAAATAAAAAATTAGAAATGACTATTCCTTACATATATTTGAGAAGAAGAAATAAGCCGAGTGCGTGGTCAATATTAAATATGATATGGAAGGGATATAAAAAGGCAGGAGGAGAAACAAAAATGTTAATAGAAAAAGCAAAAAAATTAATTAATGCGATAGATGATGATGAAAATAATAATAATTTAAAAATACATCATCCAATATTGGGAACAAATGGAAGGATAATAAAAACAGACGAAGAATACAAAAATTTGGAAGGCGAAATGTTAAAATATATAGAAAATAAGGAAAAACCGAAAAAGGTAACAGATGCTATAAAAGCAGTTCAGGAAAAAGCGGAAGAGATAGAAACTGTATCCGAAATGGAAAATAAACCAGGTTTTGAAAATTTGGATGAGACGGAAAAAAAGGAACTAATAAAAGAGGCAATATCAACAACAAAGGGAAGTACTGGTTCACAGGAAATAAATAAAGTAGTAAAAATGTCAGATAAAATAAAAAGTACAAAATCAAAAGAAGAATTGTTAAATTGGTATTCAAATAGATTAGATGAAGTAATAAATTCTCGTATAAAAAAAGGAGGGGGTGGATTTATTTCAAGAGCAAGAGAATTAAGACCTAATAATACTATAATTATTCCTTCTGTTCCGGTAAAAACACCAATGTCAAGTATAGTAAAAACAAGAGTAGCAGTAGAAAAAGCAAAAAAACAATTAACACGAAAACGCCGCAAAAAAAAGAGAACTAAAACAAAAGGACGAAAAACTCGCCGTTAAAATTATAGAGAAAGAAATTTTTATAAGAAAATTGAAATGATTTTAATTTTCTTATATGTAAGCATAACAACCATGTCGTCCTCTCCCAGAAGTACAACTCAAATTAACTTGATGGAAGATGTTGATCTCACAACTTTGACAGGGCATGAATTAGAAATATTGGATGATTTTACTACTGGAGAAGGTAATTTAAGACCAACTGATTTACTTAATTCGATAATGAAAGTATTTGAAAAAATTTGGAGGGAAAGGGATGTGAATGCAAAAGCAGCATCCGCTATTGAATTCATGGATTTCTCAGAATATCAAGGTAGCAAGGCTAATAATCCTATGTATAGCTTGCTTGTATTGAGAATGGTGCTCAAATTTGCAAAGGATAAAGGAGATGAAGCTTTGATACCTGACATTTATGAGAAAATGAAGGTAGAGTGGGGAAAGTTCTTGGACTGGTTTAATTGGCGTGCTTATGAAGATGATGAGGAAGTATAAGTTTGTTATAATGAATATTATAAAAAACTTAAAAAAAAGCACTAACATTAAAAAAGGCACTAATTAATGGTGCAAGTAGGACATCTTGCCTGAATATTTTTTATACACCCTATATCCTATGCGGCATTCTCCTTAGTCTCAGCTCCTTCAGACTTAGCCGTAAAGAAGGGCTTATCTTGAAGAGCAGCACGAGCATCAGCATCTTCTACCATAGGCTCAACAGTAATCTCGCAAATAGGAGACCAGTTAAGCATCCAAGAGTTAAGAGCTGAATGATCATCAGTTTCGCAAATACAGACGCCACTCGCCCCACTGAGGCGATGCCATCGACCAACTATCCTAATCTTATCACCAACCTCCTTTAGGTCATCTTCGAGGGTCATATTACCAAAAACATTCCAACAATCAACACGTGCGGCTTGAGAAATACTCCAAGAAATCAAATAAAGCATTATATCGTAATTATTCGATTTCTCTTTAAATAAATTTTAATATTATTTTAATATATATGAGTTCGCCAAATAGATTTGATTTTGACCCGGAAAATTTACCAGTAACTCCTGATGGTAGTTTCCCTCTTCCAAATAGTCCTGTTGTGCCAGGTGGTCCAGCTACTCCAGGTAGTCCAGTGGCAGCTGCGGCAGCTGCGGCTCCTTCATATTATTTAGATGGTCCTGAACGACCAAGTCCATCAAGAGAAGAATTGGAACGTTTTCATAGAGAATTAGATAGGTCACGTAGAATTAATAGACAATTATTTTTTTCAGGAGCTGAAAATGAGGATGAAGAAGATCCAGAAGTAGCTATGTTAGAAGAACGCTTTGGAGAGGAACTTATTAATGCTTATGTGGTCTCATATGGTGCTGGTTGGATAGATGCTATAAAACGTTCTCATGGTTACGATTCTTCAAAATATGGATTAGTTCCAATAATCGTTGCTGCAGCACCAGCAAGAGCACCCGGAAAAAAAAGAAAAAGACAAGGAAAAAGAGGTGGAGGTAAAAAAAAATACAAAAAAAAGAGAACTAAAAAAAAGTCACGAAGAAGAAAAAGAAAAACCTTGAAGAAAAAAAGAAAGAGAAGAAGAAAAACACGTCGTTAATTTTTTTTAATTTTATTTTAGTAAAGTAAAGTTAAAAATAATTTTCTCTCCAAATTAGAAAATTGAATTTTATAATTATTTATATTTAACAAACAATAATAACAACTCAACAAATATGTCATATCCTCTTTCTTCATATATTTCAAATATGAAATCTATAATAAAAAAGATAGAAAGGGATTCAGTTCAAACAGTAACTTTTGGTAAATACAAAGAGAAAAGTTATTATGAGTTATATTGTGACAAAAAATATAAAAAATGGATACTTTCTCAATCAGCGAAGACAATATCTATGATTAATATTCAAGAATATTGTCGTAAATTAGATATAATAAAAAATATAGCTTGACATAAAAAAGAGAACTATAAAATATATTTTTTTTAATTTTATTTTAGTAAAGTAAAGTTAAAAATAATTTTCTCTCCAAATAAAAAAAAGAGGAGTTGAAAAATATAGTAAGAAATAAAAAAATAGTTGAGTTAGAGATAATTATATAGGATGTCTGTAAAATATTTAAAAATATAAATCCTCTTTGTATAATGGAAATTTATAAAAAAAACAAAAAAATATTTGAAGGAAGAATAATAGGAAATTTGGACGCCGATAGAAAAAGTGATATTAAAAGACGGAGAGATTCAATAAATAAAGATGAACGTGTAGATGGAGAATGGGTTTTTGAACAATATAAAAAACAGAATGGATTATGTGCTAATCCAAGATGTAATTATAAATTAAATAATATATTTGAAGAAGAAGAGATTATGGGTTGTTGGCGAGTAACCTCTGTAAATAGAATAAATAATAATTTTGGACATACAAAAAATAATTGTAATTTGATGCATTATTATTGTAATTGTAATTTACAACATAATACATGGAGAGATACACCTTGTTATTTATTTAAATGTAATGAAGATAAATGTAAATGTTATGAGAAATGTAAAAAAGTATTTGAAAAATTAAACCATCCTGAAAATATAGAGTGCAATAGAAATCGTATGAGAATGATTAGACAAAGAGTTGTCAAATGGGACTATAAGATAAAAAAAGATAAAATAAGAAAAAATATTTTTACTAATAAATATCAATTAAAAATTTTAGAAAAAAAATATTATCAAGTTATAGGACATATTAAAAAACATTTTAACGAAAAAAAAGCACTAATAAAAAAGAACCGGGAAATAGAGAAAAAAAAAAAATTAATAAAAAATATGTTGTCTTATAAAAAATCAAAAATAATCCAAAAAGAAAAAAGAATTCGCTTAAAAAAATTATTAGAAAAAATAATTTTGTGAGCAGATTTGCGGCAGGCTTGCCATGACATCTTCGATGCGCCGCAAATCTGTTTAATTAACTTCCTAAAATTAATATTAACTGAGAAAATATTTTTTACAAATTTAACAGCATAGTAGGTAAGACTTTAGTTTGATTATCAGTAGATTATAGTTAAACTGTGTCAATAAATGGTCACAAATAATTTCAACTGGATTTTTTATTTTTACACCACTTATGGTGTAAAACGTTTGTTGAAATGAGTGACCTTAATTCCAACAACATTTTTACACGATAAATTATTTTTTGTGTCAATATGTTACACCATATTATGGTCTAAATAATAAAAAAAACAAAAATAGTAAAATAACTAAATTATGTTAAAAAAATGTCAAAATAAAAAAAATAAATTTAATTTTACACCATAATAAGCAGTAAATAAAAAATTCAACAACAAAAAAGTTTGTTGAATTTGAAAAAAAACAC